ATAATAATGGCGCTAAATACACCAATAATAGATAGTACAAAAAATACAAAAAATAAGATTGACATGAAATAAAAGTACGCACAATATTCGCGGCTTAAGGGTCCAAAGTAAGTTGTCATAAAGTCAGACATGTATATAATATAGTTATATTAAAATGCTAAAATTCTAAATTATCAAATTTAATATAATTGTAATATTAAATAGTAAATAACTTAAATACTATTAAATCACTAATTATAATGTTATCAGCATCATCATCGACATATGTAAGCCAAAATGACCTTTTATTAAATAACTTGAATGCTTTTTATAAAATAAATGATAACATGGACCGAATGTTAAAAATTATTACAGGAGAATCCAAAATTTCGTTGCGGATTATAGATTGGTTCGTTACTAATTATGCTAAAAAAAATTTCACAGTATATACTACAAAATCGGGAAATACCTCGCGTTTTAAGGTTTTTTATGACTATAAACTAAAATTAAAAGCATATAGTAAAAAAAGATTTGATCCTTTTTGTAGATGGGATAGAATTTCGGTTCCTTATAAAGAAGATAAAGATATTGAAACTACTATCGGACAATTAAACTTTTTTAAATGGGCATTAGAAAATGAGGTAGTTGATTATATAGAACAAAACTATACCCTGATAGAAAATGACATGAATAATCGAAATAGCACATCTAAGCGTAAAGAACCTATAATTGACAATAAAACCCGAAAGCGGCGGGAAGAATTGTCCATATCAGCTTCTAAGAGCATAAAAAAAGAAGATGTAGAGATAGTTTTAACATTTAATTAAAAAGACGATAATTAAAAATATCAATATTATATAACTAAGAATGTTTTCAAATCGCAAAAAGTTTTTTAAGAAAAATATATTATTGATAGGAATTGTTTTATTTGTTATATTAATAGTTATATACTGTGTATGTATGTATAACTTCCAAGAAGGGTTTGATTCCAATGCCCCCGTAAATTTGCGTCTGATACCTGTAAGCACACTTAAACAAATGTATGTGGAATTTGGAAATACTCCCGAGGGTAAATTATTGCAGGATTCCATTATAGAATTTATGACATTAATCATAGCTAATTATGATGAAGCAAATAAAATAGCTATTTTAATTGACAAACGTGATGGTGAGCTTAGAAAGCTTAATACAACCCTCCGTGACGCACAGGGTAGAATAACAAGCGCCACTCCCGAGATGAACGATGCTGTTAGAAACAACGCGAACATTGCTATCGAACCCCTTGTAATAAAACTGTTACCTGCTACATATAAAATCTTACTATTGCGAGACTCTATCTACAAGACTGCGCAACCTATACGTTCAGGACCACCATCACTAATTATTCTAGATAACTGGATAAGGGTGTTTATAAATGTTACAATTGCAGATAAAACTCTTGCGTCAATTTTAGGTCCAAACTATTCAACCCCTTTGCCTAACACTGGTGCGGAACAAACCCCGCAGTTAGCTGTTGCTGTGCGAACTGTGTTAACTAGCCATTATGATAAACTAATAAGACCATTTCAGATGATAAATGGGTTTGCCTCGTGGCCAGTAGACCTGTGCCAAGTGATGGTTGCAAATACATTAACGAATGATGCAACCGACCAAGCTTCAATAACTAATTTACAAGAACGGGCACCAACGGTTAGTACTCCCATTAAGACTACTCCACCTATTGCGACTACTCCACCTATTAAGACTAATCCCATTATTACGACTACTCCACCTATTAAGACTACTCCACCTGCTGCACCTACTCCCTCGACCAAATCATCTTATTGGACGAAGGGTTGGTGGCAATAATAATATAAAGAATATCAAATTTATAAAACGCGAAAACAGAGTGAATAATTGTCCATATTTACTTCCAAGAGTATTATTAAAGAAGATGTAGACATAGTTTTAACATTTCATAATAAAAAAATCATAATAAAAATCATAATAAAAATATCAATATTATATACTAAGAATGTTTTCAAACCCCAAAAAGTTTTTAAAGAAAAATATATTATTGATAGGAATTATTGTATTACTTATAATAGCAGCTATATATTGGTTATATATAAATGTTAAGGAGGGATTTGAGGGTCCCGTTCCGGAAAAAGAGCGGCTTATTGCTGTAAGCACAATAGAAAAAATTTATAATAATTTACCAGACCAAACTTATAAAGATATCGCAGCACCTATTGTAGCATTATATAAATTGTTTGCAGATAATTATAATGATGCCTTTGATGTATCGCTTCAAATTGTTGCTGCGACCAAAGAGTTAGACGCGTCTACAGTCAATATCATAGACCCACAACCACCGCAGAGACCTGATGAACCCCTCGAAAATCCGGCTGGTGAGGGTGTGTGGAGTAGCCCTACTCCAGCAGGCATCGAGTACAATAAGGCACAGAACGATTACTGGAGGAAAATGGACGAAACCGAGGAATTGCGCAAAAAAGCGCGAAGGAATGTGGTGCAAAAATGGTCTTCGTTAATAAATCCTGGCGTACAAAGAGTATTGTCCAATGCAATTAGATGGTTGCCAAACGCAAAACAGTTTTATGAAAAGTTTGTATTGAATAATTATTATGGGATGTTTGATGGTACCCTTATTCAAGAGAACGACGCCGGCAAGAAGCTAATAATCTCATTACTTGTGATGGGTGCGAACACTTTGTATGAGGATGACCAACTGACGATACTATTCGGTCCGGACTTTGCAAAATCAAATCCTAATCCCCCTATTAAACTACCTACTACTTACGAAGAGTTTTTACAATTTTCACAAAGTTTTTCATATGCGCAAAATGGACCGTCACAAGAACAGCGGGCTGCATTGGCACGTGCCCAAGAGTATTTACAAAAATATATTCAAAACTTAGGAATCCCGTTTATGATCATTCAGAAATATTTAATGGAAGATGCATTCTTAAATACTGGAAACAGTATAATTCCAAATACAATTATTAATCTGATAGAACAACTTAACACAGCATTGGCGAATGATGCGACAGACCAAGCTACAATCGGGCAACTGACAGGACAACTCAACACAGCATTAGCGAATGATGCGACAGACCAAGCCACCATACACAATTTACAAGGCAGAGTGGACACTCTACAATCTCAGCAGTCGAGACTAATGCCATCATTACCAACTGCTACGACTCCCGTATCTACGACTCCCGTATCTATGATTAGAGTTTCGCCTAAAATTATGCCTAAACCGATGCCTAAACCGATATATAAAAAGGGACAGTGGTAAGTATTCGGTATCACATTGTGGCAACAATAACATAACGAAAATATAATTTATAAAGTTAAATATTTAAAACTATAATAAATATTTAATATCAATGGGAAACGCGCATTCATCAACCAATAAAATAAATTATGAAGATATGCAATACATAGTAAAACATCCAGAGCAGCATATTTTAATAAATACGCTAAGTGAAAATGAACAATATTGTTTAATACCAAATACATTAAATATTAGTCAGGAAGAAGCCTTTATAAATAAATTAATCCACTCTGGCAAACCAGCTACAAAAATAATTATATATGGTAAAAATTGTAACGATGACAAACTTTACAAAAAACAACAACAATTAACTTCGTTGGGATTTTACAATGTATATATTTATTTAGGCGGATTATTTGAATGGCTTTGTTTACAAGACATTTATGGCATTGATGATTTCCCGACTACAAAAAAAGAACTTGATTTATTAAAATATAAATCGACCAAAACATTAAATGTTCATTTAATTGAATATTGTTAAAAAAATGTAGTTGTATAATATATAATGGATTCACTAAGTTCAAACAATTCGCCATTTAGTGGTATGAATTCCAGTAATGGACCAAGCAACATGTTAATGCCAGATTTAACAAGTGCTTCCCGGTCAAGATCAAGAGCAAGGTCACGAACTAGGGGAAGAACCAGGTCTAGGACAAGGTCAATGTCTAGGGGACGAACTAGGGGTCGCTCAAGGTCAAGGTCAAGGTCAAGGTCTCGAACTGGCGGGAGAAAATAAACATTTATAGGTTGTCATATAAAACACAACGCACCTATTTTAGCAAATAATATTACAAGTTATCCATAATTTTAACATGCTTAGATGTAATATTATTATTAATATAATTCTAGTAATCTAATTCTAGCAAGTTGGTAACCGCAGTACTATTTTTAAGAGTAAGTTGGTGCGTGAGATAATCAATAGTTCTATTTTTATTATTTACATCCATTTCCATTTGCGCAATAATTAACCGCTGATTTTTAACAAGCTCATTCAATTTATTACAATCGACGTAATGATTTGTTTTATTTAGATTAAGATTTTCCAACCATTTTTTATGGGCTTGTGATTTAATATGAGCTGACAATTTTTGATGAGTTTCGTAATTTTTATTTTTCCTACTTCCACAAGGACAATAAATTCCGTTTTTAATTATATGAAAAGATGGAAGCATATCAATATAATTTCCATGTTCATCAATACTTGGTGCGTAAATGTCTGGTTCGATTATTAGGTCCATATTTATATAAATTAATGATGATTTATATAAACACGCGTTATATATTTAATATCTTTTAGTAATTAGTTATGCTTGACTAATGATTCTATATTTTGCAAACATTTGTTATGTAATATTAAAGATTCTCGTTTCGAATAATCGGTAATAAACAAATTGTCTGCGCGATATTTTAATACTCTATGTTCAAATAACTCTACTGCGCGCCGTGCAGAATCTTTATAAGAGAGATGTTCCTTCATCATACCATATATAATACATCTATCTATATCATACGCAGTTAACAAGTCGGCTTCTCTCACAATATGATATGCCAATTGATACGCTCCTAAATCGGGATATCCCTTAGCTTTAACAGTAGAATATGACATGGTAGATACTATATTTGTAACCATTTCACGTTGTTGTAAATTCATATAATCTTTCATAAAATTGTCAATTTCAATAATACCATTGTTCTCAGTTACATATTTTTTATCACACATATCATGTAGTATTGCGGACATTGATATAATATCCGTCTGCTGTTCTAAAAAACGGTTGTTAGGAAATTCAGCATGAATAATTTTATTCGCATAATGAAACACATCCATACTATGTTTAAGTGCGTGAGATTCATCAATGTTATATTTTTTACTTGTATTAATCACATATTGAAACGCAGCATTAATCACGTTAGCATGTAATAGTTTCATGGTCTTAATATATATATATATATATATATAACATTTCTAAGTAGAAAAAATATAAGATTAGGGTTTATAAAATATGCGCTATAATATAATTTATAATTAGTTAACATTGCACAAGTTTGTTTGAGCGGAATGAATAAATGTATTAACCTGTTCAATCCATTTCGTCAATTCTTCTGAATTATCATATATATCAATATCACCATTTAAAACAAGTTGGTCTAAACAAACACATTCAACATTGTTTTTATCTAACATATCCCCGTGATATTTATGACATGTTGTTAAATATTCAATCGTAATTGTGTTTTCACCATCACGTGAACGTTTTTTGATGCGGTCATAACATGTTTTGGGGGAAGTGTTTACATATACAACCTTATGAATCGGGAATTCTGTAACAAAGGTATCAAACCATTTTAGATATATTTTATAATTCTCTACCCTTATATTACCCGAATCAAATAACATTTTAGCGAATACCTGGTTGTCAGTGTGTAAGCATCGTTCAGTGATAATTATGGCTCCTGGGTTTTTTTTTACAGCAGCCATCATAACCGACAGACGAGAAATGTATGCCATCATTTGAAAAGCAAACGCATGCGTCTTGGTATCCGCGTAAAACAATTTCAACATAGGTGTGCCATTTTCATCTGTAATTGATTCCCAATCATCCACAGGTTCTTTCAAAAACACTATATTTTTATTATTTGCGAATGCTTTTTCTAAATTCGCAAGTAACGTAGACTTACCTGACCCGATGTTACCTTCAATTGAAATAATGTTACACATTATAATGTTAAATTGTTTGATTGTATTAATATTGTTTATAATTATTATCTGTTTCAATTTTAAAAAAAAATGAATTTAAATTAATACACATGAATAATACATAAACAATAAAGCATCTTACATACCAACAATGGATTTAAATCAGCGTAAACTTAACAAGTCTGAATGGTCGTCAATTGAGGTTCCGGTTTCGACCGATGAACAAAACGTATTAAATATGATCGTTAAAGGGTTTAACGACGTTAATATAAAACAAAATCACACAAATTCCGTATTTACCTATCTAAAAATAGAATTTTCTGAAAAAATGGAAGATTACTTATACAATAATTATCTAGCGGAAAGGTGCGGTAAATTACAAGAATCTATAAAACATATAGACTCATCCTTTGTTTTAGTCAAAGCAAACAGCAATATAAAAATTAATTCCGCAGATAAAATAAGATTAGAAAGAAATGATGAAAAAACTCTCAGAAAACAGAACCTTTACGAGTATTTATTAATCACTTATGCTGAAAAATTTGCGCATTACAAGTTGAAAGAGATTACAAAATCGCCGACCAAGCGAAATAGTATAGTTTCTCAGTCTTCTATGTACTACTATTACACGCTTTATAAACTACTTCGCAATAATGTTGTGCGTGTTAATAAGCACGTGTTGACTATATGTAACAACATCATTGATTTGTTTCATAATGATGTTAACGTTGCAGACATTATCGAACACGCTGATGAATACATTGAGAAAAATGACACACTTATAAAGTATGAAGATTTGATGCTTTACGAGCACCAAAAAGAGATTTTTAGCATCTGTAAAAATAATTTGAAGCCAAAACTCATTTTATACCTGGCTCCCACCGGCACGGGAAAAACATTGACCCCTCTTGCGCTATCAGAAACCTATAAAATTGTCTTTGTATGTGCCGCAAGACACGTCGGGTTAGCACTTGCGAGAGCAGCAATTAGTATTGGCAAAAAGATTGCGTTTGCGTTTGGATGTGATAGTGCGGATGACATTCGTTTACACTATTTTGCCGCAAAGGAGTATACTAAAAACAAACGCACGGGTGGAATTGGAAAGGTCGACAATAGTGTAGGAGACGATGTTGAAATCATTATTTGCGATATAAAATCGTATTTGCCGGCAATGTATTACATCCGAGAGTTTAATAAGGATGACTGCGGCAATTACCGTTATGAAAATTTAATGGTTTACTGGGATGAGCCGACCATTACACTTGATTATGAAAATCACGAGTTCCATTCTATTATTAAGAAAAATTGGAGTGAAAATGTGATACCAAATATGGTGTTATCGTCGGCGACATTACCCAAAACACACGAATTAACCGAAACCATATCCGATTTTCAAAGCAAATTTCCAGATGCGACTGTTCATAGCATAGTAAGCCACGATTGCAAAAAATCGATTCCAATTGTTAACAAAGATGGATATGTAGTAGTTCCACATTACTTGTCGTCGGAATACGGCAAAATTGTAGAAATCGCAAAACACTGTGAAAACAATTTGACCTTGCTAAGATATTTCGATTTAAAAGCGGTCGCAGATTTCATTACTTTCGTAAATCAAAGTAATTTTACCACTACTACAAAGATGCAATTGGCGAGGCATTTTGACAGTTTGAATGAAGTTAATATGACCAATATCAAGGTGTATTATATTAAAATGTTACAAAATATTTTACAAAGCACATGGAGTATTATTTACGAGCACTTTAAAATAACTAGAAGCCTTAAATTACAAGTAAACAATACGGTTGACGCTTTGGGTCATAAAATCAACAAGTCGATAAGTATTGGACCTGGCGTTTTTGTGGATACAAATACAAATCAAGGCAAGCCATTGACCAGGCTGATAAGTGAACAAATTTCATCACCGATTCCATCTCATAATGGTGCTGCGGGAGTATATATTACAACCAAAGACGCTTACTCTTTGAGTGATGGACCCACTATTTATATTACAAACGAAATTGAAAAAATCGCAAAGTTTTGTGTACAGCAGGCAAATATTCCAGCGGTTGTAATGGAAGATATTATGACAAAAATCGATTATAATAATGTTTTAAACGAACAAATAGCTGCGTTGGAAACCAAGTTAGATTATATTAAAGACCAATCTGAGCAAAGTGTTAAAAACTCCGTATCAGGGTCGCATGCTGGTATGACTGTCAGTGGAAGAAATAAATCCTCAAAAGACGTGAAAAAATTTAATAGAGAATCTTCCGATGAAAATATTGCGAAATCAAGTAGTGACATTACATTGCTTACGAATGAAATGAACTCATTAAGAACACTTATAAAAAGTGTAGTGTTGAATGATGTGTTTGTTCCTAATAAACAAAATCATATTAAAAAATGGGCTGAAAATATGAATTCCGAAAAATCATTTACAAGTGACATTGACGATAAAACGGTGAATGACATTATGCTGTTAAATGGTGTTAATAATTTGTGGAAAGTCCTATTAATGATGGGCATTGGGGTATTTATTAATCACGAGAACATAAAATATACTGAAATAATGAAACAGCTTGCGGATGAACAGAAGCTCTACATGATTATTGCGTCAAGTGATTATATTTATGGTACCAATTATCAGTTTTGTCACGGTTATTTGAGCAAGGACCTAAATCTAACGCAGGAAAAAATCATACAAGCCATGGGCAGAATTGGTAGAAATAATATTCAACAAAATTATACGATTCGTTTTAGAGATGATTCGCAAATCAATAAATTGTTTACAAATGAAACCGAAAAGCCTGAAATAATTAATATGAATAAGTTGTTTAATTCAAACGCTAGCGTCACAGAATGAATATATAATATGTACTAAAATAAATAAAAAAATAAAATAAAAAAATAAAATAAAAAATTGATTTTTTTATTAGCATGAAATATATATCATACAAAATATATAATGAACGACCAATCAATTACTTACCTAAGCCATAAGGAATTTCATGTTATTATGAACCGACCACAATTTAAATGCGATTTAACGGGACAAGATGCGGACGATTATGATACCTTTATAGATGCTAAAATACAAGAGTTTATAAAATCGCATAATGATAATGTTGATACGAACTTTATAAACCCTAATTAATGTAACAATATATTTCCTAAATTTATGAACAAATTTTAACGACGACGGCTTGATTTTTTACGTCGACTGCTTGTTTTTCTTCGGTTCTTTCTAGACTTGCTTTTGCATTTTTGCCTTCGGCTGCGACGTGTTTTTCGTTTTCCCCCAGTAACATTTACGTTTTCATAATTTGCGTCAATATTGGCTACTAACCGCGACCCACGATCAGTCTCATACACGGATGAATCCTTTACCACTCGGATGATACTCATAATGTCATTAGGGTCAGTCTTTGATACAATACGATTACCAGCCACAAATCGATTTCTGGGAGGTGGCGGGGGTGGCATTAGCGACATATTATATTATATAATAATAATATAATATTAATGTGTTTACCAAAGCATCTAATATCTTTATACACATTTTAATTTGCTTCCTATTTCAATAAAATATGACCCGTTATAGGGTACATATTTATTTAACGCTTTTGTCAATGTTTTGTCACTCATCAAAAGGGTTTTAAGACAATCGTATTTACATGAGAATTCTCTTATTAAATTATTTTGTAAATCATATTGTCCAACACCATTTTTATATAATAATGGCGGTCCATTTATGTGTTCTTCGAATTCTTCTCTAAGCATTAAATCACAGTCATCATATATTTTATAATAATAACCTTTTGACAAAGCGAACTTTTTAACAGGTATATCCAATGCTGAAATGGATTCATATCCGTTAAAGTGTGCTGCCGTTTTTCTATCTAAAAAAACGTTAATAATTTTCGTCTGTTCCTTGTTTATTTGTGCTATATAACCTAAATTTTGGGCTTTGGTTTGTTTCGTTGGAGCAATATTGTGAATAATGTTAGGGTCCAGCTCTCTATCTACTAGAAGCCACCTATATCCGCAATAAATCGTATTTTCTACGATGGCTTTATTAATACTAGGTCTTTTAATGTTGGTATTTTCTTTCATCGCTTCTGAAACAGTTTCATAAACTTTAATTAGCATCATGGTTTCTGGATTTATTTTTTGTAGTCTAGGCCCAACTGTAAGCAGTGGTTCGCTAAAACCAGTAACTACTTTTGCTTCATGAGCATTAAGTTTATTTGAATTCTCGAGAGAATCAACTTTATTAGATAAATTATCAACTTTATGAGATAAATCTTTAACTGTTTTAATTAATTCTTGTATTAATCCATTATCATTATTAGTAGATTTCATTTCCAACATTAATTTCAATTGTTCATTTTCAAGCTCTAATTTGCTGTTGTCATTGTTATTGAAATACTTGATATTGTTGTTTATAATATTTAACAATGTTTGATAAGAGAGATTTTTGCCAATTAAAAATAGTTCTAACTCGGTTTCATGTCCTGGAAGATTTTTTACTTTATTTGGTCTTATTGAGTCGTGTT